ATTGCACCCATAAGTCCACTCATGTTGGGGTTGTATAAGTTAGGACTAATATTACTTGGAGGTGCCATAGGTGACCTACCTAGTATATTCGACATAAACTTACCGTACTGGTTCATCTGAAAGTCTCTATCGTCCTCAAACTGTGCCTTATCTGCATTCAACTGGTTCTGTGCATCTGTCTGATATGCACCACCTGCTGTAGTCATTAACTTGGCTATATCACCACCCATGCCAAAGCCAGTTCCGTAAGTACCTGCTAAGGCCTTATTGGCATTCATCATATTAGAGAACTGGTTTTGATTCTGAGTAAGGTATCTGTTAGCTAAGTTGTCTTGAATGTTAGCCGTTACGTCAGCCATACGGTCATCATAAGACCTACGAGCAATAGCATCAGCAACTCCTGCTCTACTGGAGTTGACATTTCCAGTACCTGTCGCAGCCATGTCGATAGCAGGTAAAGTCTGTTCATTAAGCCTTCGTGTACTGTCTCGCATTGCTGCTGTAACCAACGGACTAGAGTTATTAATTGCATAGTTTGTAGCGTCTCCTATCGCATCCTGACCTGCTCGGCTGTATAAGTCAGAGTAGTTATTTGCAAAGTTGGAACCTTGGTTCATGAAGTTAGCAGCGTTATTCATCTGACCCATGCCAAACTGGTTCATGTAGTCAAAACCTGCCTTGGACATGTCGTTCAAGTTTGCATAGGTGTCACCAGTGTATGCACCCTTATCCAGTGCATAGTTAAGACCGTCTTGGCCACCCTGATATCCGTATTCAATGTATGGTTTGGCTAGGTTAAACCCTGCCATTTGAGCTTCAGTTGCTCTGTCCTGAGCTGCAGCACTTTTCTTAGCTGCATTCTTGCTCATCACTCCACCGATAACGGCTCCTGCGATTTGACCCCACATATTATATTCCTTCCATGTTATTAAACGGCTACCCAAGCAGTACCGTTGTAAACGACTAATCCACTAAACCCATTTGATAGGGGGTTCCATGGTGACACGGCATATCTGACCATGCCTCTAATCTTGTTTTCAGGCTCTACATCAGCAACAACAATAGCTGCTACCTGTAACTGCCTGATTGCATTTTCTATCCTTTGTAATTCATCTTGTAGGTATCTCCTCATACCCTCTTCAAATACTGGGTATTGAGATCTAGTGTAACCCTGAACGACTACGTTTGTTTTACTATCTACTGCCATTACCACTTCACCTTATTACTCCAAAAGGCAGCAGACATTTTACCTTTTGAAATATTAGCACCATGCCTTGCCTTAAAGGACTTAGCTCTTTTAGTCATTGTCTTGTCGCCTGTCTTACCTTGCTGACCAAACCTTATAGTTTTTATTTGGTCACCTACCTTAGCGACAACTACATGGCTTTTAGTTGGGTGGTTAGGTGTTTTCTTAGGTTTATTAAAGCCACTTACACCTACTCTTTCTAGCCTTGGATCCTTAGACATAATAGTATCTCCTTATCTTCCACCAGTAGCTGATATGTCGATGTCAAATCCTGAGACCTCAAAGTCCTTGTTGTCTGACACTAGTACCTTGTAGCTAAGGTATCTACCTGAGGCACGGCTATCTATCTTGTAGTCACTACCTGTATTGAAGGTTACTGAGTTTTCATATGTAGGCTCTGAGTTTGGTATGTCAGAGGCACCGAATGTAAACGTAATGTTTTTATCTGAGTTTGTAGTTGTTGCCTGTGGGTATATGGCATTGACAACCTTGTATCCACTAAGTGGCACCTTGGTCTCATCTAAGTCTATACCTACTCTTTCAACACTGGCAGGTTTGATAGCCTCAGTGTCTAGCTGAAATGCAATACGTCCTGTATCTGATAAGTCTAAGGCATATAACTTGTCTGAGGTAATACCATCGGCTGTACTGTCTTCACCAACCATTAACGTATGCCTGTCAAAGCTATCTTCCTGAGCGTAGTATGTACCACCTGTCAATGCATAGGTTAAGCCAGTGGCTGTTGCATATGTAACAATGGAGTTAACATTGGCAACTGTTCCTGATGATACGTTAGGTAAATCCATAAACGACCATGTGTTGTTTCTGTAGTTATAAACTGCAGCTCTGTTACACCTGTTGGCACTTGGAAAGCTAACTAAGGAATCACCTGATAGGTAGCAGAAGTATATCTCATTAAGTGTTGGGTTATGCTGCACAAAGAATGTTTCTTTAGCTGTGTTGTTTAATCCATTGTATATAAAACTTCTGACTTTCTCATCGCATATAGACTGCTTAGATGTTCCGTCATGTACATAGATGTCAAAGGCACCGAAGCAGTAATGCTTACCATCTACTTCGACAACACAATTCTGATTGATCAAACCACAGTCAGTAAACAACTTCCTGAAGTTAAATATGAAGGTACCACCGACAAACTCCATAAGCCAAACTTGGTCACTGGAGTATACAATGAAGTTACTGCCTAGAGGCATACCATCGATTATACCTGTTTGCATCTCACCGATGTCATTAAACCCTGCAGACTTTGTTGTGTCAGTCTCATCCCAACTGTCAGGTACGTTATCGGCTAAGGCGATGTTAGACCATCTGACACGAGTAGGGAAGTTACTTGATCCCTCGGTTGTGTTTAGTGCAAGTAAGAAGTCGTTGTATGACCTCAGGGATGCACACCTGTATGTAGACGGCCAGTTAGTTAAGTCAGCAAAGTTTGTGCCTGATGATGTCCTGAAGACTGGCACTCGGTCTTGTCTGTTTATATAAGTCACAGAAGACAGAGTAGTTCCTGTAAAGGGTCGTGGATCTGAGCTGCCACTGATTGAACCACTTCTGTCTGATACGGTACCTGAGTTATATTCGTTTATAACGTAGTCATCGGAAATAATTAATACACTGTCGTAGCCTGTAGATGGAACGACACCATAAGAGAAACGAGGGGTAAATCCCAGTGATCCTTTTACGTTTCTGAAGATTGGTGACCTACGGACTTTCCCCTCGTCAAATCGTACATTCAAGGCCTCACTGAATGCATTAACTGGTATGTTGTATGAGCTTTTATCAGATATAACTCCAACAGAACCTAAGTCTCTTATTGCAAAGTTACTACCCATATTACTTGCTTTCTTTTACTGGTATTTCTTTTGATCGTAGTTGGTAATACAAGACACTGCTTGTTGTCTTTAGCTTGGCCATAAAGTCTTCATATATCTTGTCTAAGGACTTCTGCTCCTGATCAGTGATCATAGGAACCTACCTTCTTGTACTTCTGCACACCTCCACTTCACGGCTCTATAACTAGGCATGTATCTGTTGACCTCACTGCCTATAACTAAGGCTCGTTGCTTACAGGCCTCATAGGTTTCATAGACAACAGGGTACTCAGTGTTTTCTATAACCATGCAGTGTTTTGGGTTGCCGATAAGACAGGCTATTACAAGGAGTTTGTAGTACATAATAAAACACCTCCTAGATGGAGTTAGTTGCTGAGTAAAAGTTACTTAGAGCTATTGTTCCTGAGGGTGGTACATTGGCATTTACGTTTACCGTTATTGTTCTTGTGTCGTAGGAGTTACCACCAAAGTTAAATGAGTTATTAGACCATCCTGAACTAGAACCAGTAAATGAACCTGAGATGGTGTCACCTGCACTAGCTGAACATGATCCGTTGTAGTAGGCTGTACTGTCGTTAGATGCTAACCCTTGGTTAAGTACGTTACTACCGTTCTTGGCTATAACGATTGTAGCTGTATTAGGGTTGCCGAAGCCACCGTAGTAGTATGCAAACCTGTAGTAGTAGGTACCTGTTTTGTTAACTGTAAATGACCATGACTGAATATTAGCTGCACCGTTGTCTGACCACCTAGAGTAGCTAAATAGGTTACCACTGTTAAAGGTTAACCCAGTGTCAATGTTACGTCCTGAGTTGTTGGATGTTGCTGAGGTAGAACCTGCAGTAGCCGTGTCCGACAAACTAGATGGAACGATACTACCACCCCTGTAGCATTGATTTAAGGCAATGGAACCAGTGTCACCAAACTCAGTACGGATGTTATCCATTGATATGGTGCCACTAGACTGGATAGCCATTGCATGTACATCCTTCCTTGTGAGTATCTAATTCCTTCTTTAGCTCCTTAATGGATTCAATAAGTAGTGGTACTAACTTCTCATAGTGTACCGTCATGTATGTAGGGTCGATAGGTGCCTCAGCTATTACCTCAGGCATGATAGCTTCTACGTCCTGAGCAGAGACCCCTACCTCCACCTTATCTTCATAACCGTAATCTTTAGCTATCTCATTCGGTCTGAAGTAAAACCCATTGAGTGACATTACCTTGTCTAAGGCTCCTTCAATGGGTTGGATGTCGGTCTTAAGTCTCATGTCTGAGTAGTAGGCTGTTACGTTACCAGTGGATCTCACCTCGGCAAAGGTAACCGTACTGTCTGTAGCAACGGCCTGTCCTATAGATACTGTTGGGTTGGCTCCCTCGGATCCTGAGTTAGCCACTGTTACTCCTGTACCACCAGTAACACCTGCAACGTAGTTTCCTGAGGTATGGGTACCCAGTGTAATACCTGATCCACCGAGGGTGATGTCACCACTGATGGCTAGGGTGCCTGTTACCGATGCCCCTGATGTCGTAGCTGCTACTCTTGTAGTGCCGTTTGAATCTAGTAGGGAACTTGGGTCAGTGTTTAACTGGGTGTGTGTCGCTGTGACGGCACCAGTTATGTTAGGGAACGTAGCCTTAATGGTAGACTTGATTAAACGTAGGTGGTCGTCAGCTTGTGCTAGGGCATCTGTGGATGTTGGGTTACTAGACACTAATCCATTAATATAGGTTGCACTTTCTAATGCCATGGTTTTTTCCTTCTCTCATCTAAAGGGTCGAACAACAATAACAACAACAACAAGGCTTTAACGACTTTTTGAAATTGATTGATTATCTTAGGTACTGGGGGTCTAAAATCTGAGGTATGGTACCAAAATTGAACGACAATAACAGCTAAGTACTTGATATCTCTAGATATCTTAGGTCAACAGACTAGTTATCTGATGACACTATAGTACCTATGTATCTTTAGACATTAGTCATTATCTGAAATTTAATCGTAAGGGGTATATTTGTCGTTGTTAAAAATAGGGATCTCACTTGCATTCTTACTTAAGTCTGATCTCTAGTTAACCCATGTATCACCACTGATACACACACATACACCTCATTCACTCCTAATCTCTCCTAAGGGTGGACAGTATTCAACCTATAGTTAACTAAGGGATCAATTAGTGTCTAGTGACAAGACATAGTGACCCCTTGCTAACCTGATACAATAGTATACATTAGTACATGTGAACTGCAGGAGATAGCCTGTGTTAGCCTTAGATGCTACGACTTATAGTTGGTATTCCTTCAGTTCACACCTTAACTTGGTGCCTAGCAGGTCAGTCTCAGCCTCTAACCTTCTTACTGGAATTAGCTGAGTTACTATTGCTAGACGCTCCTGTGGCTCCATCTGAGACCATCTACCGATCTCAAATGTAGTCCTGAAACATGCAGAACACCTGTCCTTCTCAGTGTCTAGTCTGCATATGTTTATACATGGTGTTACGATATCCATTAGACTATCTCACAAGCACCACCGACACAGGCTAACTCCTGTGATCCAATGGTATTGTCCTGTTGTTCATAGTCACTCAGCTTACTCCAGTCTATAGACTTAGGCATGGCCTGTTGCATTAGGTCATACTCAGACTGGTCACAGTCCTGATAGGGAGCCTGTTGGTATGTGTGGTCACTGAAGGGAAGGAACGACACACCTGACATCCAGTCGAAGTGTAGGTATACCCATGCTCCTACCATTAGCCACTCATCCTCCTTCACTGAGACAGTTATGGATGGCTTATGTTCACACCAGTACTTCTGATACATTAACCATAACTCTAGCTGTTCTATGGCTGTCTTATCAGTCCTGAAGACTGCATTGCTTGGTGCCTCCATAGGGAATGTAAAGACTGTCGTATTGTCAGGGTTCATTACGTCATCCTCAGATGGTATGCCTTGGTCTACCATGAGCCTAGTCAATGGGTCTTTCTTATCTCCTCTGACTGTCCTGAAGTAGTAGGGGTTGTGTCGTGCATGTATCCCTGAGGCAGCGTCAACTAACTGACTAACTGTACCTGATGGCTTGACACATGTAATAGCCACTGACTGAGGTATGCCTATGTCCTTAGCGAACTCAGCGTTAGTCTTTACAGCCTCAGCCTTTAGCTCCTGCAGCAGCAGTCCTAGTTGATCTGAGTTACCGTTAGTCAAGTCGTTATCCATGATACCAGTTAACGACACACCAAGTAGTCGTTCCTCCTCGCAGTTCTTCTTCCACTCGGAGCTGACATACTTAAAGTTAGTCAGTGTTGACTGTATCGTACCTATGATAGTAGCCAGTCGTACCTTCTTCAGTAGTGTCTCTTTAGTGTCACTTGGACGTACAACTACCTCTGATAAGTTACAGAACTCACGGTCTCTTAGTATGATCTCTGAGCATGGGTTAGTGCCAAACTCATGGTTATCTACTGACCTACGTCCTGAGGCCTCAGCCATCTTGTTAGCTGACTGCCTGTTGAATATACCACGTTCACCTGACTTTGATTCATACAGGGATGTCCACTCACTCATGAAGATACCCATGTCAGGCTTTTCACTGTACACTGCTGAGTTATTAGCTAAGGCTCTTTGCTTGTTAGCATTCCACCACTCACCTGACTTAGCGTGTCTCATTCTATCATCAGATAGGTTTGACAGGCTGATCAATGCTGATCTTCTGACACCACCTACGACAACAACCTCAGCTATCTTACATACTATGTCATGACACTCCACTGAGTTTAGCTTACGTCCTTTAGCATTCTTAATTACCTGTACTGTAAAGTTAAACAGGTTTTCAAGTGGTGCAGCTCCTGATGCTCTACCACCGAATGTCTTCAGTGGTGACCCTGCAGGTCTTACAAGGCTTGTATCCCATCTAGGTATCTGACCTATGTATAACAATCCTATAAGCTCCTTGTAGGCCTTTGCCCAACCTAGCTTACTGTCTCTTACAGTGATGACTGTGTCGCT